TTTTCAGACCCGGTCGATGCGTTGTGCATGCGTGTTGTTTGGAAAGTAGGCGTGTTCGCATGCGGTGTGCATCGGTCACCAGACCCACTCGGTTTGTTGGGTTCTTGTGCGGAGTCTTCCGCCTTGGGCGCACTGGCAGCGGCGGCATGCGGGTAGCCATTGGCCTTGCCAGTCGTTCGGGTTCGGGAAGTCTCGGAGTGGGGGCTCATGGTCCACTGTCGTTCCTGGCCGTCCGCATCCGAAGTGGCAGGGGAACTGTCCGGTCTTGAACAGTGCGCTGGTCTTGCGGTAGGCGGCTGAGCGTCTGCCTTCGCTGCCCATCGGCGCCTCGAGGTTGTCGGGGGTGGGGCCGGGGTGCCGCCGTTGCCCACAGCCCCGACACGCGCTCTACCTAGGTGATGAGCCTGGGAACGCGGAACGGCGCCCACATCCCCTAAGGGTTGCAAGCGCCAGTCCACAGGTTGTACCACAGTTTCACGTAGCAACGCAAGCCCTGTCACGTAGCAGGGGTCAGGCGTCGACCTTCTGCTTGGCTCGGTAGTCGGACCAGTAGCACTTGAGGCAAAGCCCGGCTCGGTCTGCTCGCCCTGATGGGCCGACGGATGCGTTCTCTGTGCAGGTCGCGTCGACCTTGCCTGAGCAGCGGTCCTTGGCCTTGTCGTCTGCGGTGCGTTGCACCTTCAGGACCTTGTTCAGCATGTTCTCGAGGTCGATCATCTGGTCGAGGATCTTGCGGGTCAGGTCGGCGGCGTCGAGCTCGTACTGCTCCCAGTGGGAGATGTGGACGACCGCGTTGCCTGTGGGGTCGCTCACGTCCGAGCCGCGCCCATCACCTCCGCCGGACGAGGACGCCGGCTGCTTGCGTTGGTTGATGAACTGGCGGAACTTCGACCAGTCCCGGCCCAGTCCTTGTGCACGGACTTCAACGGCGCGCAGGTTCGCTGTCGGGTTGGTCACTTGGTTTCCTCCGGGGTGCAGGTCGGGCGAGGGTGTACGAACATCAGAAGTACCCGCCGCCGAGTTTGGGGATAGCCCTCAGATGGGGCGGGCAGTCAGAGTCGGTACGTAGCCCGGACGGGCTCAAATGCAGCAGGTACTCGTACCTTGTGCCGCCGAGCAGGGCCAGGTCTGCGAGGACAGGCCGCTCGGCTTCCGGGATTGAGTCGTCATCCATGATGGAGTCGGCTTTGGCGCAGTCCCGTTCGAACCGTTCGTTCAACGCTTGAGGGTCGACGACGGATAGGTAGGCCGCACGGCGTCGATCCGCGGCTGTGGCCCGGCCGCGTTCCCAGCCTTCGAGATAGGCGTCTATCTGTGCTTCGGTGCGGAGGGTCGCCGTGTTGCGGGTGCGTTGCCCTAGCCCGTCGTACAGGCCTTGCAGCCGGGCGGCGGCGATGCGGCGACGGGCGCGGCGGCCGAGCTTCTGTTTCGTCATCGGGGCTCCGGGGTGTTGTGGGTGTGCAGAGGGTCAGCGGGCGGGCGGTTGAAGGTGATCCCTTCGATCCCGCAACCAGGACACCGCGATTGGCCTTTGAAGTCGTGCACGAGCGAACCGTCGGCGCATCGGGTCATCCGCCCTACGGACCGGTCACGCCGCCACCGCCTGTTCTTCGGCTTGTGTTCGGCTTCCTGGTGGTGCTTCCACACGCACTCCCAGCACTCGGCGTAGATCCGGTTCGGGAACCCGTCCGCCCATGCCTTGTCGCGGTTGCAGTACGCGCACCGCATGATTTGCACTGTTCCCTCACGGGCGCTCACGGGGTGCTGCTGTCTGTAGACCCAGCCGCCCGCAGGAGAGCGTCGAGTCGAAGGAACGGAACAGCCGAGTCAGGGTGGGCGGGAGCCTTCATCTCCTCCCACAGGCTGCGCGCTTCGACGATCGTGGCTGCGAGGCGGTCCCGTTCAGCCTCCAACGCCACAATCCGCTCGTACGGGTCCTCAGGGCCGCAGCAGCACTGGTAGTAGCAGCGGCACTCGCCTTCGTAACCGTCCACGCCCATTACGCACCTCCGGTTTCCGGGGGTTCTGGTGACACAGCAACCAGACGGAACAGCGGGACGACGGCGCACGGTTCGTCAAGCTGTTCTGGTGCGACCACGCATGAGCATGTGCTGCCCTGCTTGGCGAGCGTTTGGAGGCTAACGGTGTCGCCCACGAACCCCGAACCGTTGCATGTCTTGCAGCTCGAACGCGTCGTCCCGTAGCAACTCTCGGGGCACGGTGTCGGTTCCCATGCGAGGACAACCCGATCCGCACCACCAGCAGCAGCCCGCAGAGCGGCAAGGATGCTTTCAGGCGTGTACTCGGCTTCGTCGGTCCACGACTCGGCGATCACATCACGGGCGTTCATCGGTCGGCTTCCACGGCAGCTCGTTTGCGCGTGCAAACGACGCAGTCATCAGGGGACGATCCGCCCTGGCTCTGCTCAAGGAGCCCGGTGTACATCCACTTGCCGCAGATCGATGTCGAGCCCTTGAAGTAGTGCGCCTTACGGCTCGACCCAGGCCAGCCCCAACCTTCACGTTCTTCGCTCATTGCCCCTCCTCAGGGTGTCTTGTAGCCCATTTCTCTGCGAGCTCGAACGACCCGGAGTACGCCTTGCCGCACACGCACGACGCGCGCCACGTCACCCCAGCGGGATCGGCCCGGTCGATCGTCGAACGGTGCAGGCCGGCGCGCGCCGCCGCGATTCCTACTGCGGCTGCTTTGCGGCGTTCAGGGGAACGCCACCCATGCTCAGTTTCCGCGGTCACGACGGCTCGATTCGGGGCATGGCGGCGGCGACCATCGACGCGATGAGCTGCATCGCTTCGGCCGGGCTGAAGCCCTCCTGGACGAACGCCAGGTACTGGTCGCGGAACACCGCTGCCATCTGGCGTGCGTTCGCTGTTGGTTCGCGACGTTCGCTCATGCGTCCTCGTTTTTGGGGTCTGCGGCTACAGGTAGAGAAGGGGCGGGGGCCTTGTCGTAGTTGTCGAACCACGCGCGCATCCCAGCGTGGTCGCCGACCCACAACTCTTGGTGAAGGTCTTCGACCGGCTCGGCGAGCTCGATAGCGCTGTTGAGTAGCGAGATGATCTCGGACACGTCCCGCAGCGCTGGGTGAGACTCGATGCCGAGCACGCTCATGCAGTAGGTCAGGTGCTCCCTGTAGTCCTCGTACATCGCCAACTCGCGTTCAAGCGGGCTGCTCATGGCTTCTCCTGGCTTGCGGGTAGGGGTGCGGGAGGGCTGTCGAACGCGACGCCTTCGATGTACATCTCGCGCAGCTTCGGGCCGTACTTGCGTGCGCTGTTCAATCTCGCCAACGCGATCGCGTCCTCACGGGTACGGCACGTGGCGTGAAGGTCGGTCCCGTAGTAGTCCGAGTCGTCCCACACCAACCACAAGTCGATCACGTCGCCTGTGGTGCGGTCCTCTACCTCGTCGGGTTCCGGGAGTTGTGGGCCGTGGGTGGGTCCGATGGTCATGGAGTCGTGGAGCTCCTTCGCGATCCACGACGCGATGCCATGCCCGCCCTCTTGGAGCAGTTCCTTCGACACGGGGATGATGCCGGACACACGGATCTGGTCACCCCAATCGGGTGGTGGGGTGCTCATCGGTCGGCCTGCCGGTAGCGCCACTCGGTCTCGATCACGACGAACAGGCCGAGGGACGCTCCGATCAAGCGCCAGCCTTCGACGCCTATGCAGCGGAGCATGAACACCACGGCGACACCCTGCACGAACGCCCATCCAATCTTTCGGCGGCTCATGCTTGCTCCTGGGGGCTTGCGGGTAGGGGTGGACACACGACGATGAACCCTTCGCGCTGCAACCGCTCGACAAGGTGATCGAGGTCGTGGCGCATGATCGACTGATGGGCGTCGTCAAACCACTCGTCGAGTAGATCCTCGAACGCTTCCCACTCGTTCATCACCAGGACCTCGCTTGTTCCGGGTAGTCCAACGCCGAGCGCAGGCACGCACGGACGAGTGCTTTGTCTGCGTCCTCGATGCGGTGCGCTCCTTCGGCTTGCCACGCCTCGCAGAACTCGCGAGCCGCCGCGTAGATGTCCTCGTTGCGTCGAAACGCTTGGTATGCCGTGTAACTCACAGTCGACCCCTCATGCCGCACCAGTGGCTGGGCGCAACGCACCGCATGCCTCACACGTCCACCAATTCATGCGGGCTTCTCCTGGCTTGCGGGTAGGGGTGGACACCAGCCGGTCACAGGTCGCTCACGTTCTTCGTCACGGAGGCGTAGAACTCGGCGCCAAGGTGCTTGCAGCGCGCGCAGTGCTCGGGCTTGTGGTGCCCCTGTGCGTTCCAGTCGTGCTGGCTGCACACCGGGCAGGCGAGCGGGCCTCGGATCGTGGTCGTGACCTCGCTGCCGTGTTCGTCGAGCAGCGGGTTGCCTTCCTCGTCGAGCAGCGGGTTGCCTTCCTCGTCGAGCGTGCGGACCTTGCGCGAGCCGTGGCTGTGCGGTGCCGGGTTACCGATCGTCCGCAGCGCCTTGCGTAGTTCGCCGAGACGACGCACGTTCTCCGCTTTCGGGAGGTAGCCGGCGCCCAGGGCGCGCGACGGGTCGGGCGGGTTTCGTGATGGGTCGATCTCGCGGAACGTCACCGCCCGGTAGGCCTCGTGGAACTGTGCCCATGACGGCGGGAAGTGATGAAGGCGGGCGCAGTCCTTCACGGCGGTCAACGACCGGTCGAAGTCGAGCGGGGCCAAGTCCTCGACCCATTGCCCGGCGTGTTCCTCGGTCCACGTCTTCGCTTGCTCCCAGCGGCGCATGATGGACGCGATCACGTCGATCGACTCTTGGTAGTTCATGCCGTCACCGGGCCACGGGCACGAAGGCGGTCCACGACGCTGGGGGTGCTCGCCTGTTTGCGGACGTTCCCTGATTGCAGCAGTTCCGACTCAGGGGTCAGTGACCCCCAGTGCTTCGCCAACGCGACGTCGGTAATGCGTGCGTCGCCGAACTGTGCGAGGTACCGGGCTGCGCGCACCAGGATCTCGTGCGGCAGTTCCTCGGGCGTGCCCTGCCATGCGCCACGAATCTCAGCCAACGCTCGGTTGAGCTTGCCCCGAGCCGACGAGGTGAGTTCAGCAGGGTTGGTGCCAGTCGCTTGGCAGAGCGCATCGAAGGCGTGGTCCCTGCGGCGCGCCGGAGCGTGAGCGACGGCCGTGGTTTCGATCACCGCAAGCGTCGTGCTGGGTTTCTCGTGAGACCGGCAACCACGTGCACCTGCTCCCTGCTCCCATCCCTGCTCCCTGCTCCCTGCTCCCTGCTCAGGAGTGAGAGTTTCATGAGAGTCTCCTGAGTCTGGCGTGAGGATCTCTTGTGCCTGGTCAGGCTCGGGATAGCGGGGCTTTCCGGGGTGCTGCACCTTCTGGTGCTCGGTCCACGACGGAATGGCCAAGTAGCCCTTCCCGTCGACCTTGTAGCGGACCACGAGACCAAGCGATGCGAGCCTCATGAGCCCTCCTGCAACTCTCGTGAGGGTCACGTCCTCGTCGAGCGGGAACACTGCGGCCTTCATGAGCGCTGGCACGTCGCGACACACGCCGTTGTCGTCCACATGCGTCCATAGCCCGATGAACAACAGACGGTCGGTCATGTCGAGCTGCGCGATGGTCTCCGACGTGAAGAAGTCGGGCTTGATCGAACGGATGCGCGCCATCAGATCTCCAACGCGATGTCGCCGAGATCCGCACCGTTGCGGAGGAACCATGTGCAGGCGGGCCAGCCGACACGGATGTCGGATGATGCCGACGAAGACAGCCCGAGGCGGTGACGGTCGCACTTGTGGTAGGTGCGGGTGTGGTACTCGATGACCTTGTGCCGATCACACTCGCCGCAGGTCCACTCGCCATCGGCGATCGGGCGATGAGTCGCCGGGTGTACTCCCGCAGCGATCAGTTCGTTGTTGCGGATCGTGAGCCGCTGCCCAGCGGACAGGTCCACTGTCGGCGCTTTCGGCGGTACCGGAAACAGTGTGTCCTCGGCGACTTCACGAGGGGTTGACGGATCGGGTACGGTGCTCTTCATCGGGGGCCTCCAAGCGGCTTCCGGTCAGATCCCGGGCCGTTACCAGCGGCGCCGGGATCACTTGTATGTCCTATCAGTGTATCCGCTGATCGAACGTCTGTCTGTAGTGGTTGTGTACCCCACACCTCTGCCGGGTCGGGACCGTTCCGTGCCAACTCTTTGATGCGTGCCCGCTCCGCGCGTTTCGCTGCGGCGTTCACCCGGTCCCGGTGCGTGTTCAACGCGACCCGGCACGCCGACGAACACGACTTCGCCGGACCGTAACCCTTGAACACATCCCCACAGATCACACACGTCCTCGACGCGCGCCCGTCGTTGTCCGGGGTCTGGCCGTACACGCGGCCGGCGCGGATACCGACCGCTGGCGCTTCACGTCGAGCGTCAGCAGCACAGAGGTCACGCACCGGGCACGACGCACACAACTTCACTGCGTCGCGCACCACCTCCGGGTCGTGCTGCCCTGGGTACATCCACACATTCCCGTACTCGTTCCCCTGGCCGCGGCACGCAGCGTGCTCCCACAGAGTCAGCGTCTCGGCGCGCGGCGAACCGTGCTCGCGTGTCCCACGACCCGGCGCAGCCCACGCAGTGACACGCGGTGTCTGCGTCATGTAGTAGCTCGCCGCGTTCAACTGGCCTTTCTGCGGGCTCACGCTTCCTCCTGGTGTTCTGTGGCTGCTAGTTGTGCGTCTTTGAACTCGAGCGCGCGGGCTGCACGGCGGAGCACACCCGCGAGGTACACGTCCGTTTCCATCGCAACGGACGCTTCCCGGCGCAGCTCGTACGGCGTGATCAACGGCGCGTCGTTCATCGGTTCACGACCAGCCGGCCGACGTGCTCCGCTACCTGAGGCACTACGTTCATCGCCGCGCCTCGCTTGAAGCCCGGACACGCATGGCTTGTGCACACGCAGACGTGCAGCACATCTGGCGATGACGATGCTTGCCTTGGCCGGTGAAGAGTTGCCCGCAGTTCGCACACGGCTTCGGTTCGAGATCGCGCACCTTGTGCAGGAGCATGTGCTCTCGTGCGTTCAACACCTCAAGGTTCGACAGCTCGTTGTTGAGCGGATTCCCGTCCCGGTGGTGTACGTGCTCTGTAGCCAGCAGCGCGCGGCCGAGATGCTGTTCCATCAGCCAACGGTGTTCGCAGACCTTCTTGCCGCCACGCCAAACCAGGCGGGTGCGCGTCTTTGGGCTGGTCATATCGAACCCTTCGTGATGAGTCGTCCAACGTGTTCGGCTACGGCAGGGACGACGGCGTTGCCGAGTCCTCTAAGTCGGTCCATCCGAGAGGGAACCCCATCAGCCACTCGACGAAGGTCGGCGATAGCGGGCCAGGCGTCTCCTCGGCGACGACGGTCCGCAGGTTTAGGCCACCCCCTCGGCCAGAGTTCCCCGGCCCGCCCATCCCGTCCGCCGCAGTCGGCGTCGGGAACCATGACCCTCGGTCGCGGTGCGCCATCGACGGTGCCGACTGGTTCGCTTTCGCTGTTGGGGTATGCAACAACGAAGACGCGGTCACGGAGGTGCGGGGCGCCGACGGCTGCCGCTGGGATGCAGTCCCATTCCGCGTCGAACCCGATCTCGGCCAGGTCCCCGAGTACTCGTCCAAACCCGAGAGAAAGGTGGCCTGCGACGTTCTCCAAGATCGCGTATCGGGGTCGTAGAACGCGAACGGCGTTGAGCATGTGCGGCCAGAGGTGCCGGGCGTCGTCCGCTCCTGCTCGAGCGCCGGCGTAGCTGAACGGCTGGCACGGGTATCCGCCGCAGATGACGTCGGGTCGTTCAACGGTCGTCCAATCAATCGCAGTGACATCACCCAAGTTCGGGACGTCAGGCCAGTGCTTCTTCAACACCCGGCAGCAGTACGGGTCCACTTCGGCGTTCCAGATGACACGCATACCGGCACGCTCGAGCCCCAAATCGAGCCCGCCGATGCCGCTGAACAGTGAGCCCACGGTGAGCTCAGACATGCCGCAGCCCCAACTCGACGAGCTCGGCGTCCAGCTTGGCGATCTCGCCCTCCCAGAACGCCCGGTTCGCTCGCACCCCGGCGTACGCCTTCGCGTTCAACGCCGCGTAACCCTCCACGCCGAGCACCAGCGAGTACAGGTTCACCGCGAACTGCGAGTCCCGGTGAACGGACTGCAACCCGAGGGTGTGGTGGGTAGCGCACAGCAGCACTCCGTTCGTCGAATCAGCGAACGTTGCGGCGTATCCCCGGTCGACGATGTGATGAGCGTCGAGCTTCCCGTCGCGGCGCCCGCAGAACTGGCAGGCGTCGTACTTGAGGTGGATGACCGCGCCCCACTTCGTCAACGCCTGCCGCTTCAACGCCGCCGTGGTCGTTGCCCGCTTCGGCTTCAACCGCTTCGCGGCCTTCTTCGCCGGCTTCGGAGCCTTCAACCTTGGAGTCACTTGCCGGGGGAGTACTTCGCCCACCTTCCGGTCGGCCGGTACGGCAGTCAAGACGCACCAGCCATGAACGCTTCGACGTCGGGCCACTTGTCGGCCGGGACGTCGTCGAGCTTCCCGAACGCTGCCTTGAACGCCGGTTTCCGTTCGGCCTGCACCTCATCGGGGAGCCCGTCGAACCAGTCACGGAACGCCTGCTTGTGGTCCTCGGCCAAGGTCACAGGAGCCGCAGCACGAGGCGCCGGCTTGCGTCGGGCGGTGGTAGCCGCCTTCCCGTCGTCGTCGTCCACAGCGAGCGCCAGAAGGCTCGTCAACAGATATCGGCGGTAGTACGAGATCAGCGACCCGATTTCCTGCGGCGCGAGGCGTGCGATGTCGAGCGGCATCGACGATGCGATCCGATCGCCGTGCCCCAACAGCACTGTGCCAATCTCGACACCGGTAGCGGTCGTCTGGATCGGTTGCAGCAACGCGATCCCGTTCGCCGTCAACACAGGCACCACAGCAGCGAGCGTGTCGGCGAGGTTGGCGTACGTGTAGCTGTACTCGCCGCCCGCCTTCATCTTGACCTTCGCCGAGTGCGACTTCACGATCGCCGGGAACTCCGACTGCGCCTTCGCGAGTGCCGTCACCAACTCGTCCACTACTTCACCACCCGAACGCTGGGGATCTTGGTGACGTCGCACCAGTCGTCCGGGTTGATGCCGCGCGCCCGCCAGTTCTTCGTCCGCCCCGTCGCCGGCTCGAACAAGTCACGCACCACCGCATCCGGCAGCACAGGCACCTGTTCGCCTTCGCGGTTCACGAGGATCACCGACAGGGTGTCCTTCACGTGGTCGATCAGATCCGACTTCCGCCACCCCGTACGTCGCACGTCGACCGACGGTTGCAGCACCCACCCGTTCGCGAGCGTGACCGGCGTGTCGAACCGGGTACCGATGTGCTCGCCCAGTTTCCGGACGGCGTTCGCTGCGATGTCGCGCATCTCGACCGCACGGACATACAACTCGGCGACGTCCTCACGGTCGAGCTCGTCGAGCATCGGGTCTTCCGCCAACGCCAACTCGATCAGATCATCGAACATCAGGCACGCTCCGCTGCGATAGCGAGGAAGTCAGCGCGCGCCGCTTCCTTGATCTGGTCGGCATGGAACGCAATCCCGAGCGTCCCGATGCCGCTGAAGCCCGGCAGGCCATCGACGTACTCGTGAAGATCAGCGAACGGCCCGCACAGGACGCCTGTGAACGCTCCGATGATCGCCGCTTGCCTAGCGGTCAGCTTCTGCTCGTCGCTCATGGTCAGAACCCCTCAACGGTCGCGTCGGATGGGACGTCACCGAACGTCAGGAACTCGTCGAACAACGACCGGGCATGGTTCGCTGCGGCTTCGGCCTCAGCGGAGAACTGCCGCACCGACACCTCGTCATCGACCAGCGCGGCGACGCGCATCATCATCCACGCCGCCTGCGCGTCGTTCAGGTGATCGCCGGCCTGTTGCAGAACGTCAGGCACCTTCATCACTTCTCCCCTTCGTCGAACAGTTCTGTCTCTGGGTAGACCCATCGGCCGGTGTCGGGCGGGCCGGTCCAGTACCTTTCGGTGGGCCAGCCCTTCCGGGTCTGTTGCACGTCAGTGACGACCCGCGACGCGGTCCACGCGGATTCCTCCACGACGTGCGCAGCGATCTGGCGGGCTTCTTGTTCGCTGGCGGCTTCGACGTGCACCAACGCTCGCGAATGCCGGTACAGCCACACACGGTGGACGGTCATCGCCGGTCCCACGTCGAACGCTCCACGCGAAGCACGGTGTCGTCGTTCTTGATGGGGAGGTCGCGCCGGCGGAAGTTGCGTCGCGTCGCACACTCCACCCACGCCATGAACGCGAGCAGCCCGGCCATCAACCCGACACACCCCGCACCGATCACCATGAGGACCGTCTTCACGACACTCACGACGCACGCCGTTGAAGTGCAGCCACGAACTCGTCGTTGTGGGGGTGCTGGTCGAAGGCCGTCCACATCCAGTGTTGATTCGGCCAGCCGATCTCTTCGAGGTACCCCCACGTGCGAGCGCGACGACCGACGAACACAAGCGTCCAGGTCGGCACCCGCAGCAGTTCGGTGATGGCGTGGAAGTCGTGCGTCCGCATCCGATTGACGTGCCGCACCCGACGCGCACAGACCCGCATCGTCTTCGGATCTAGGCGACGTTCGGTGTAGCCGCCGCGCAACACGAACGCCGTGAAGTTCCACGGGTGATCGTGCAGCGTCGGCCGCGAGTCCGGCGTACCGATCCGGTGCAGGTACAGGCCGAACAGTGGCGTCTCGACGATCCGCAACCGCCGCAGGTAGTCGTCATCGGAGTCGAAGTGCGGGACGACGAAGCGCTTCATGAACGCCCAGCCCTTGCGGCTCATGGCTTCACCTGTTGGGCGTTGAGTGCGCGGGCCTCGTACAGCTTCAACTCGGTTTCGAGCCGGGCGAGCAACAACTGCTGGAACTGGATGCCGTTGAGTGCGTCGGCGATCTTCCGCGCCGAACGCCACGTGCAACCACGAGCGATGGGCTTGCCGCCCGGAGCAATGACCCCGTAACGCCAGGTCGCCACGAACCGCGCCCACGGATCGCCACCCGGAAGCGGCGCCCATGACCGATAACGCTCGATCGTGTAGCCCTTCACTGTTCTTCCCCCGTTGCTCGGTACAGCCGCGCCACACGGCCACGACTGGTTCGGCCTTCGCCAACGACGACGATCCGGCCGTCCTCAGCCACGCGCGACACGGCAGTCCGCACAGTGCCCTCATGCCACCGGCCCGGGCACACCTTGTCCAGGTGCGACGCGATCTGCTCAGCGGTCTTCGTGCGCCGCCACACCGCAGCCACGATCATCGCCTCAAGGACTCCGGCTCCTGGTTTCACTGCTGTCGCCGCCAGGTGAGACGACACCGGATCGGACGCCCGGGCCTTCACCGGACACGCTCCAAACGGGGACGCTCAGACAGCCACGGATCGTGCTCGCAGCCAAGGTTCGAGCGGTTCGCTTTCTGGACCTTGCCGTGCTTCTCAGCGCAAGGCCAGCACGCAAGGTTGTAGGAGGCGTTCAACAACAGCGCTGCGGTCCACCGAACCGATAGCGGCACCCGGGCATCGGAACCAAAGTGCCAGTCGTCAGCAACACCCCAAACACTGACGGCATCGCCGCTGTAGCCGACCTCGGCGTACAACATCCGCAGCCGGTTCGCTGCTGCTTCTGCTTCTTCGCGTGTCATCGCTGGCACCCCCATCGGGAGAACCCACCGAGCACGACCGCGGCGAAGACGAGGAACGCGACAACGTTCATGCCGACACCGCCTTGCGGGTGCGCTCATAGGTCGACTTGCCCAAGCGGCAGACGTCGCAACGGCAGCCGTAGTTGCTGTACCCGTTGTGTCCATGAGGAACGGGACACGCGCCGGCGGCCGCAGCGGCGAAGCGTGCAGCCCGGTCGGGGCGGTCGCGCTTGGCGACGCATGCATCGCACTGGCACAACCGAGCGCACACACCGCGCCGCAGGTTCTCCGATCGCGTGACGGGCTCGATGTGCGCAGGGTTGCAGCACGCCCGGTTGCGGCACAGGTGGTCGAGGTCAAACCCTGCGGGGATCGTGCGACCGGTGGCTAGCCACACTGCTCGGTGGCCGGTGGTCGGCTTGCCCTGGTAGTTGGCGTTGCGGTACCCGTTGGGGCGTTGCGCTCCGGGGTACGGCCAGCACTTCGCCGGGTCAAGGGTTGGGATGCGAGCGATGAACCGTTCGAGGTTGTTCACGACTGCCCCGCTTCGATGCGAGCGTCGATGAACTTGTCGAGATCCGAGCGGCGGAACCGGCGGCGGTTGCCCGGTCCGTTGTACGAAGGGAGCAGTCCTTGCTCCGCCCAGCGTCGGATGGTCCGCGGTGTGACCGGAACTCTGTGGTATAGGAACCTCGCCGCCTGGTTCGGGCTCAGTTCGTATGGCTCCGTTTCACCATCTACGTACGAGTGTTCTGGTGGTTGCATGGGTTTCAGGGTGCATCGTTCGACCCATGATGTCAAGTACCAGTTGACGAACTGACCTCAACACTTGCACAACGCGTGACGAAAGTGGCCCAATGGCCCTGTCGTCTTGACCGATGTGTCCCGATGTGTCCAGAATGTCCACCTATGGCAGACACACTCACCCTCACATCAGGAGCGCTCAGCACCCTCGCGAACACCACCCGCACGTCAGACGTCAAGCTCGCCGGCATCCTCGGCTGCTCGCGACAGGCTGCGCACGGGAAGCGCAAGGGGTCGATCCCGCTGAGCCTCAAGGACATCGACCGGCTGGTCGCTTATTACAAAATCCCCCCGACAGCACTCTTCATGGAGACGCCTGAACTGCTCACCTGGATGGGGTCCTCCGGGTGGTCTGAGCAGGTCAATCTGGAGTGTGGTTGCATCATCGAATTGGCAGCGGCCGCGTGATGGAAGACATCGAGAATCCGAGTAGTTGCCCACTGCAACTGGTTACTGCATCATTCCTCATCGCTCAGCGGGGAGCGGGGAACGAGGGGGAGATGACACCGTTGCAGGCAGAAGCAAACCGGTACATAGCGGGCAGGCTGAGGCGCCGAGAGATCAGCGCCGAGTCGTCGAAGATGCCCCGACACGCACTCCGAACGTTGTGTACCTCATTCGGGGCACGACCTATCAACCAGCTAGGTGAAGCCGCAATCTTGCGGTGGCTGGAAACGAACGTCCACAAGTCGCCGGCGACCCGCCGGAACGAGCTCGGATCAGTGAAGTTGTTCTGCCAGTTCCTTGTCCGAGAGGGGAAGCTGCGCCGTGACCCCACGGTCGGCATCGCACGCATCCGCCAGCCGCGCAAGGTCGTCCACACCCTGAACCGGCCTGCGGTCGAAGCGTTGTGGGAGGTGTGCGAGAACCCACGCGACCGGGCGATCGTGTCGCTGATGTTCATCCTCGGCCTGCGGTGCGTCGACACGTCGCGGTTGAACTGGGAGGACTGGGACCGGTACAACAACATCCTGATCGTGTGCGGCAAGGGCCACCACGAACGGACCCTGCCGGTGGTGCCACACGTCGAGGCGGCGTTGAAGACGTGGCACGCGTCGGACCCTCGTTCCACTGGCCCGATGTTCCCGTCGCCGACCGGGCGGTTGAAGCCGGGGACGATCTCGCAGCGCGTCACCGAACTGATGTGGTCGAGCGGGATCAAGGCGCACGCATACGACGGGAAGTCGGCGCACGCTTTGCGGCGCACCGCAGCGACCGAAACGCTCGAAGCGTCGCACGACATCAAGGCGGTGCAGGGAATGCTCGGGCACGCCAACATGAGTTCGCTCGAGTTCTACATCAAACGCTCCGGGGTTGATGTGATCGCCGCTGCGGTGCAATCCCGTTTCCAGGCGGACGTCGCATGACCTGCGGCCACGAGGCGGAGTTGAACCGGTTGGCGGAGCGTTACCGGATAGCGGTCCGGGCGTTGATCCTCGCAGTCGGGATCACAGAGGCTCAGCACTGGTTGCGGGTAGCCGAATCCGAATGACCCACCGAGGGTGAAAACGACGAAGAGCCCGCCTCCCGATTATTCGAGGGGCGGGCTCTTGTGCGTTACACAGGCCAGGTCGGCGAAAGCATCGCCGCTGTCGGCGCCTCGTCACCACGCGGCCACGTCCGTGGGTCGGCGTGGTGCCGTCGATCCTCGGGGCTAAGCACACGCAGCGGGTACGGCTCGTGCTTGGTTTGCGAGAACACGAGAACGCTGCCCGGTTCCATCCTGAACGACGGGGCGTTACCCGCGTGCGTCATGCGGATGTCGAGCCATCGCTGCTCGAACGTCTCCGGTAACCGCGGGCTCATGATCGTGATCGTCCACTCGGGTTCGGAGAACTTCGGGAACACCGCGGCGATCTGTCGCGCGCCGTCCTCGCTGCCGTCCCACTCGTACCCCTGAAACGTGACCTGCACAGGTTCCATTGGTTCCCACCTCTCGTCGCGTAATGGGTGCCCCCGCCCAACCGGCTGACCGGGTGGTGAGGGCGGGGGCTTCACTCCCCTAGCGGGAAGCGAACTCGACGATGCGGAGACGCTGCTCGTGGGAACCTTCCGAGCACGCCGGTTCTGCGACGAACTCAGCCCACTCATCAGGACCGAACACGCGCGACGGGAAGGTGACGACCACATCGCTGGGCTGGTCGTTTCCCGACAAGGCGAAGATGCCGTCACCGAGTCGGTGCATCCGGCCGACGTTGACCCGGCCGCTCATCAACCAGAACCGGCTGATGCCGTCCTGATACAAAGGGAAACTGCCAGGCTCCACAACGACTGTCGTGGCGTGTGGTTCGTCTCTCAGCGCAGCGTCCAGGGGATAGACGCGCGTGCGCAAGATCTCGACTTCGCCGATTTGTTCCATTCGCTTCCTTCTTTCGCTAGGGGCCGGTCACCACAACCGGTCCGCTCACTATACGCGTCAACGCCCCCGCTCGGGAGGCGAGGGCGTTGCGCAGGCATGACCACACTGACGGATGAGGGGTTCCCCCTTTCTCGGCCCGGGCGAGCGCTAGGCCTTAGCCTTGTTGATGGCCTTGCCGGTGCGGATGGCGGCGAACCCGGAGCCGAGGATGAGGACGCCTGCGAGGGCCATCTGCCACGACTGGGCACCGGTGAACGCGAGCGTTGACGGTGCGGGCTGACGTTCGAGGACTGCGGGCGGGGCCATCACCACAGGGGTGTCGACGCATTCGGGGTCGTGGGCGTTGTACAGGTGCTTCCCGGGGACCATGCAGATCGGCCAGGCGGGGTTGACGTACTCGACCTTCGGCGGAGTCTGCGGGGTCAGGTCGTCGCTGGGCGGAGCGGTGGTCGTCGGCGGCGTGACGCAGGCGTCCGTCGTGTCGATGATCGTCTGGTCCCACTTGTCGTGCTTGCCGTCGCCCTTGTTGTCGATCACGACGGTGAACTCGACGGGCTTGGTGCCGTCACCGAGGGTGGTGGTGGTGTCGTAGTCGGCGGTCCCGAACACAGACTTGACGCCGTTCACGGTGACGGTGGAGCCGGGCTCGTACTGCGTCAGGTGAACGGTCAACGTCGCGCCGGCGGCGGTGCAGGAGTGCGACACGTTCGGCGTGTGGGCCGATGCGCCGGTCGAGAGCACCAGCACTGCGGCTGGAACGAGGACGGTTGCGGTGAGTAGCTTCTTGAACATCGGAGCCTCCAGAGGGCTTCGGTCAGGGACCGGGGCATTGGCGTGCCGCCGGTCCCACCTTGTTTTGGGTTCGGTTGGCGAGGGTCGCCGACCTGATGTAATCATGGTCGGCGCGATCACCCGGTTACTTGAGTTCATTTCACAAGATTCTTTCTGGCGTAGCGGCCACGAGGTCGCATCTCTGCACCTGCCTCGCGTAGCCAACGCCGGATGGTCGAGTATGGGACGCCCATCTGGGCGGTGATGTCATCGATGCTGAGGCCACTGGCGTAGGCCAAGGCGGCTCGCTCAACGAGGGGGCGCCGTTCCTCTTTGATCCGTTGGAACTGCCGCCGCGTGTTCTCGGCGCGCGTCACGAGGTCAAGATGTTCCGGGTTCACGCACGAAGTCACGAAGCACAGATGATCGATGGTCAGATCGAGATCCAGGGCGCCGTAGTGGATCAGGTAGCTGACCCGATGGGCCATCTTGATCGTGGTGTCGCTGAACACCGTGTGGCCGTAGCCCTCGTCGTTTCGGAACCCAAGCCAGGGCCAGCAACCGGATTCGTCCACGCTCACATCGCGTAGGAACCGCTCGATCTGGGCATCGGTCAAATAGGAACGGGTAATGTGCGCCACGACGGCACCTCTCAGACAGGTGTTGTCCAGAGCCGGGGCGTTAGCAGCGCGCCCGGCTCACCGAATATGTGTTCGTATTTTAGCTCGCTCGGCAGCTCATTCGGCCCTCTTTCATCGGGTTCCAGCGGTGGCGAGGTACAGGGCGAGCATCACGGACGCCGACCGAGGCAGCCGGTACACCCGATCGCCGTCGATCACGACGATCTCGTCGAGCACCTTCTCGATCGACACAGCCGAGCTCGTGCGGGCGACGGTGGTCGGGGTGGCGCGCGTCGTGGTCGTTTCCCGCGGCACCAACGTCCGGGTCACCATCGGGGCGTCGGCGTTGCTGGTGTACGTGTCCTTGTTCGGCGCAAGCGCAACGAACCCGATCAGCACAACAGCGGCGGCGATCAGCAGGCGTTTGAGCCACGTCAGTAGCCGGGTCATCGCTTCACCCAGCCCATCCAAAACCACGACGACGCACACCAGCCGAGGACGAAACCCCAGAACGCCGTCATTTCGGCACCTCTGCGTAGAACGTCAACGCGGGCCACAACGTGTGCTTCATCAGCACCCGCTTCGTCGGCGGTTTGATCTCCAACATCGGCACGCCATGATCCCGGCACCGCGGCGCAGGGTGCGCCATGTCCTCCACGATCCGCTCGCACGAGTCGTACGGGCAGCACCAGTCGGGGCCGTAGCGGCGAGCCTTGTACTCGGCGCGAGCCCTGGCGATGTCGTCCTCGCGACTCATCGCGGCACCATCCTCAGGTTATGGTCCGGGCACATACCGGGCGTTAGGCCGCGTCCGAAGTTCGGGCACCGGTACTGCGGGCACATCCACGCTGTCGCCCACACAAGGTGGCCGCGTCGGTCGAGCTCGAACAGCCGCTCAGCCCGGTCGCGCGCCACGGAAGGGTCAACCGGCTCGAGCCGCCGGCTATCTCCACGCTCCCACTCATGCATCGGAGTCCCCTTCCGTGAGGTCGATGACGAACTGCGGGTTTGAGGGGTGCGCCCACTTCTGGCCCATCAGGCCGAGCGCTTCGGACAGCACCTCGGCGCGGTCCTGGCGGCGTTCCTCTTCACGGGCAAGCGCAGCCAACCGCAAGGCGATGGTGTGTTCGTTCTCGCATTCGGCGACCCCGGCGGATTTGCCGACGATGTACGACACCGCCGACGCGATGCCGATGAGGAACAAGGCGATCAACGTCGCACTCATAGCCCCATCTCCGCGGCCGCAGCGGCGTACGACGCCATGTGTGGGGTATGCCACGCCTTCAACCATGCGGTCCAAGGGGTGCCGCCTGGCTTGCCCCGTTCGACGGACTGGTTCCACAGTTCGACGGCCGAGCGCGCGCCGCCTTCGAGGGTGGACGCCCGGTTGATGTCGCGCGTCGTGCCCTTCCCGGTCTGGCTTTTCAGCGTGCGGATTTGGAACACCGAAACGGACGGGCCCCAGTCACCGGTCTGGATCTCCACGTCGCCGATGGCGGTGATCTTGCGCCCGGATTCGCCTTCGGTGATCGCGGCGAGCGTGATGAGCTGGTCGCCGCGCGCCCCGGCCTTCCAAAGGGCGGCGAGGATCGCACGCTTCGATGCGATGTTCGGTGCGTCTCGTTCGGCGAGGTACTTGTCGACGTTCACGACGTGTACTGCGGGGGCGAGCGTCGCGCGCTGCACCTCGTTGGTCGGGCACGACGTCGCGATCTGGTCGTTTACCTCGATGGCGTTCAGATTCTGGATCTGGGGATTAAGGCGCGCGACCACGTCGAGCGTGATGCCCGCCTGGCCTGAAATCCGCCAAACTGTGTCGCCGCGCACCACCGTGTGGAAGATGCACCCAGGCGGCGCGAGCCGGGGGGCGTCCGGTGCGGCGTCTGCCATCGTGGCGACACCGAGGACGAACGCCCCGACGGCCGCGGTGGCGATCCGCTTCTTCGTGCGTGGGCGCGCAGGGTCGGCCCAGACGACAAAGTCAGCCGTAGGGATGTTCGGGTCGCGCAGCAGCGCGCGACTATGGTCGGACGAAATCGGCATGTGGCTCACTCCACTGTCGGTTAGGTCGGGGGGCGAGCTCGTAACTCAAACCCCGGCCGCTTCTCGGTTGTCCTGCACCTATCGGCGCGCGCTGCGCGAACCTTGAGAAGTTCCTTTCACAACAAACGAACATGCGCCCGGACGCGCAGACGCCGCCCGCCCCGGGTTAGAGGACGGGCGGCGTTACGGCACAACACCGCGGGGGGACGGTGCGTGCTATCCGCTGGAGGGGGGTCAGCGGAGAACTTAGGTGGTCGCCCACTTCGCTTTCAGGGCGGCGATGTACGTGTCCCGTGGCCCTGTCCCAGGGTCAGGGCAACACAACACTTCGCAGATGATGCCCCGCCACGACGACGCCGCAGACCCGAGGATGATCTGCCCGAAGTTGGTGATACCGGCGTTCCCAGCTGCGATCTGGTTGCCGTCCAGGCGCAGGTATGAGGACGCACCGGCGGCTTTGGTGCAGAACACGTGCGGTAACGCGTCGTCGGTTACCGCCGAGTTGATCTCCGACCCGGCGTAGAACCGCCACGTCCCCGTCAACGTGTAGACGTAGGTGCCAATACCGAACAGGTTGCACTGGGTGGTCACCGAGTTGTCGAACTGCGCGACGGCGAACGTCATGTACGGCTGCGTGGTGATCGTGCCCGGCGTGACCGAGAGTTGATGACCGGACCCGAACGTGGCGACGTTCAACCCGTTCAACCCCGCAGCCGTATACGTAGGCCGCGAGCCGCCAGAGCCGATCAGGTGCCGGGCGTTGCCGGACTTGTCGTTCACCTGGGTGATCAACCCGCCCGACGTCGTGACCGTCGCAGCGTCCGACAGGTCGTACCAAAAGTATGGGCTGAGGGTCAGGGGACTGAACCCCGAGTTGACCGACGCGACGCAATGCGATCCGAGGCCCATCACGAAGTCGCTAGGTCGCCAAAAAGACGCCAAGTGTTCGCCGAGATCTTTTGGACGCCGAGGCTCGAGTACTGCGCCCGGGCTTTCGCGGTGAGTCCGCCTGTTCGGAGCGTCGCCCCGGAACCGGCGGCGACGGTGACCTGACCGGCGCCGAGCTGCAACAGGTCCACGTACGTGCCGATAGCGATGGTCGCGTCCGAGTCTTGCGGCAACGTCAACGTGATCGCCGACCCGTTCGACAACGTGACGAGTTTCCCGGCGTCGCCGGCGACAAGCGTGTACGTGGTACCGGTTTGCGCGTTGACTTCCTGCGTTTGTTTGAACACCTCACCGGCGAGCACCGCAGCGGTTTCGGCGCCGGTCATCGCTGCGAGATCCCCGGATGCTTTGCGGCCGACGACCGAAGACGCTGCGGGCGTGAGAACCGCTGCAGTTCCGGAACCGGTGAAGTACGGGACGGCGTTCGCTGCGGACGTCAACCCGGCCAAAGCAGCGAGCTCGACGTCGTACCCTTGAACGTCTGTGCCGATCGCGAGTCCGAGAGTGGTGCGCGCCGCGGCGGCGGTCGTGTCGTCGAGGACCGTTTTCATGAACGCGGAAACGGCGACCGTCGAGTACAACAGCGACGTCCACGCCGTGACACCGTCGCCGACTTTGATGTAACCGGTGTCCGTTTCGACACCCACTTCGCGTGCGTGGAGCGTCGGGTTTTCCGACGTCCACTCTGCGGCGGTGCCGCCACGTAGCAAGATCCTTGTGGTCATGCCGTCCCTTCCTTAGAACTGTGCGTAGATGAGGTCGGCCATGATCTGCGCGCCGGCGCCGTTGAGGTGAAGGGCGTCTTGCCAATACGCCGGGTCGGGCGCGGAACCGGGGTTCAGGTTCGGTTGCGCCCCGAAGTCGATGAGCCGGTCAACGCCTGCGTCGGTTATGACGCCGTTAGCGGTGACGCCGCGCAGCATCTGGTTCAGCGCCTGAATAGCTGTTGACGCGCCGGCGGTCGACGAGTCGATGAGGGTGCACGCCCACACTTCCCAACCGGCGGCGACACGTGCCTGCAACAGGGACACGATCGACGAATAGATCGTCGCGGTTGCCGTGCCGTCGGTGATGTCGTTCCGGCCGATGAGCAACACGAGAACGTTCCGGGTGCACGACGGGTCGTAGTGCGCGTCCGTTTTCGCGCCGTGGGTGACGAGGTCCGCGACTTTCAACCCGCCGCGACCTACGTCGGCCATCCGCCAATCAGACGAGAACCCGGCACGGAGGACCCGGTACGGATAGTTGTCGACCGTTATGACACCGGTGCCTTGAGTGATCGAGTCGCCGTCGAACACGAGATTTTTTGTGCGCCTCGTCGGTATCCCGTACCGGCCCGTCGCGTACCCTCGCAGCCCCGTGACGTCGGGGGTGGTCGTGTCGTAGACAAGCACTTCGTAGATGTCGCCGGAGATCGAGAAGTTGCCGTCGGACTGCGCGCCGATCTGATACCCGTCGTACGTCGCGGAGGGGAGCGCGGTAAACGTCGAGGACGTCTCCTCGTTCGATACGACCACCGACGACGCAGACGACGCGACGATCTGGATGCGCGGCAACGAAACGGGACGCATCGCCGGGGTGCCACCCGACGCGTTGACGAGCACGTTCGGCGGTTCGTTCACTGTGCCGGACAGATGCAGCGCCGCCCCGGCGAGCCCGGCGGGACGGATGTAGTAGTGGGTCGTGTTGAACCACGAATCGCGCGAGATGATCACGAACGACCGGGTCCTCGAGTTCCACCCCGATAGGCCTGCGGCCATCATTCGCGGTTTGTTCGTCAGCGACGCGTCGTAGCGGACAACGGGCCTGCCGAGCCAATCCGTGGACTCTGCGGGACCGTACCCGGTCGCGTTGTCGGTCATGTGCGCCGTGCCGACCTGATCGTTCCACTGTGTGATCCGGCCACCTGACGAGGTGACCCCGACCCCGGCTATGTACCGGGAGATCAGGTTCGCGTTTGGGAGCTGACTGAACCTCCCCGGCTGCATGACCATTATCGGCATCAGGCAGCCCGTGTTCCTAGCAGCCACACCTTCAACCCGGCGGCGTTCGTGCCGGCGACGTCCACGTCGATCGTGATCTGCGCATCATCTGCGAGGGACGCGTCGGAGATCACGGCGGCGGTCGCCGCTGTCGTCGATGTGAGTTCGGTCGCGTCGATCGTGAGTTTCGTCGACAGGATCGACGTACCTGCGCCGGCGCCTTCGTTGATGTCAACCGTTGGGGTACCTGACGACGAAGCGGTCGTTAGCGACGCCCGTACTGCGGTGACCGTCATGGCGAACGGCATCCGGAACGTGACCTTCGCTGTCCCGACGGTGATCGCAGTCGTTTCGTCGCCGACCGCTATGCACAGTTCCGCAGGGAGCGTTGTCGCTGTGGCAAGTGTGCTGAGGCCGAGCGTGGTGCGTGCCGCCGCTGCGGTGGTGTCGTCCAGCAGCGACGCGGTGAACGCCGTGTACGTCGGGGTGGAGTAGGCGAGCGACGTCCATGCAGTGACGCCGTCGCCGACTTTCAGTTTCCCGGTGTCGCGTTCCGCTCCGAGCTCACGCGCAGCGAGGATCGGGTTAGCGGAAGTCCACTCGGCTGCGGTGCCGCCACGGACAAGGATGCGTGCGGTCACGGGGTGCCTCCATCGACGATGCCTGAACCGATGCCTTCGCCGACCCCGGCGGGTACGCCGCCGTCGACCACGTCCGATTCGGTAAGTGTCTGAACGATCAGGATCCGGATCACGGGGTGCCCCCATCGAGTGTTTGGTCGGGTTCCACATCGGGGGTGCCGCCGTCGATCACGTCGACTGCGTTCGCCAATATTTGGGTGATCGTCAGGTCGTAACCCTCGAAGCACACGGCGCCCGACGCCGAACTACGCCACGTCGGCTTGTGGCCCTTGTGGATGTACAGCGCACCGCCGATCAGCGGAGGTTTCGCGCCGGCCGATGTCGACACGACAACCGTCCATGTGAAGGTCCCTTCGCCGATCGCTGCGACGGACGCCTGCGGGAGCGTCAGGGTGACGATCGTGTCGTCCACGTCGACCGTCCACGCCGCCCCGGCCGCGACACCTGCGAGGTCGGACACGACCGCTGTGACGGTCGCGCCTGCGAAGTACGTCGAGGGGAACCCTTCGACCCGTATCGCTTCGCCGTCAAGCAACGGGTTTGCCCACACGTCGATCTTCGTTGGTCTGCCATCGACCTTTGTCGCCATCAGGTCCCCTTCGTGGGTTTGAAGTCGCGGTCGACTTTCGTGCGGAGCGACCGCACGTCCCGGTGCACCGCCGCTACTGCGGCCATCAGATCCGTGTGCCGTTTCGTGGCGACCAGTTCGTACAGGCGCGCTGTTTCGGCGGCGCGCGCTTGTTCCGCTTCGATCGCCGCTAACCGTTTCCGGCGCGACATCTACTGGGTCTTGGTGGTGGTGTTCGCCCGGGCGAGGCTGAGGCCGAGCACAGCGGGCAGCGCAGCGATCCACAACGCCGCCTTGTCGGACGACGTCGCCCCGTAGATCACAGCGATCGGCTGCAACGCCAACGCCACGTTGTACAGGTACGCCCGGAACGGCTCCGATGGCATCTTCATGGTGTGTCTCCTTGGTGTCGTGCTGCGTCTTCGGCGACCGTCGCCGCGATGCGTTGTGCTTGCTCGACCGCGACGAGCCGGGCGGAGATGTCCATCAGCTTCCGGGTGTTCTCCTGGTGGCGGGTCGTGCCGAGCCGGTCGTGTTCGGCGACCTTGTCCCCGATCGCTGCGGCGACCGTGTTGTGGTCCGCTTGCGCCTGCTCGATCGACCCGACGCGTTCATGCATCGGCCTGGTCGTCCCGTTCGGGCCGAGGTGGTACTTGACGAGGTGCCCGGTGGTTGAGTTGTCGACCGCGTGGGAGAACAGGCGTTCCAGCCGGTCCCATGTCTGCGCGCCCCACGCCCGGATCGACTTGATCGCTTTGTGCACCAGGTACCCGGCGGCGATCACCGCAGAGACGCCCGTGGCGCCCACGACGATGTCGGCCCCGGAGAGCCCCATCATTTGGCCTGGCCTGGGGTGACGCGTCTACGTTGCTGCATGTGTCGTGCACTCCTGTGAGGTGTACGGCTCAGAGCGGGGCCTGTTCCTAGGCGGGCCTCGCTCACTCCAGAACTGGTCAGGTCACCGCGAGGAAGTCGGCGTCCGTCCACTGCCGCACATCACCGCTGGGCAGTGGGCCGAGCAGCGTCACGTTCCGCAGATCCTCGACCGCTAACCCGAGCTCGGTCACGCCACGAGACGCGAACGCTTCGACTTGATGCCCGGTCGGGAGCCACGTCGCGTACAACGCTGCGAGCGTCCCGTCGGGCAGCGGCGCCATCGGTGCGATGAACTTCGCTGCGCTACCGGCAGGGGTCAGGATTCGCCATTGCATGTCGGGCTCCTCAGGTTCAGGCGGTGGTTCGACCCACGCAGGATCGCCTTCGACGTGCCAATCCTCGTGGTTGCCGTCCTTGTCGTAGACCGGGAAGTGCAACCCACGCGTCGCCGCCTCTTCGTGGACCTCGGGCCACTCCAGTCCGTCGAACAACTTGAGGTCAGCCGCTAGGCCTTTCTCGTGCTTCGACGTGCCGGGCACTGCGGCGTAGTTCCCTTCGCCCGCGACCCACGCGTCGTACAAGCGTTGCTGTTCGCCGCGCGACCGCCTGCCCGACAGGATCATCAGGCGTCCGTCGAAATGCTCGAGCAAGCCCAGCAACCGGCCGGCGAGCGGTTCCTGAAGGTCCGGGTCCGCACCAGGCAAGCAGTAGTCCGCGAGGGTCATGACCCGGGGACCGTCGCATAGGGACCCATGTCCTCGACCACGAACTCGGCCTGCTGCGTCGAAGACAACACCGTGTCGGTCGTGCCCGCTGTCGTGGAGAGTCGGCCCTTGTAGGTGACCGAACCCGACGACGGGGTGACGAACGCGAAGATGTTGTGTGTGAACGCCGACGCCGCCGTCAGCGACACCGTGCTCTTATTCTGCAACGTGTTCGCCGAGTTCGTGATCTTCGCTTCGTTCGCGCCGGTCGACGTGTTCTGCAACACCCGGACCTGCAACGTGATCCGGTAGATCCGGCCCGTCACCGCCGTCCACGTCACCGATAGGCCGGTCAGATCCGTCTCCGACGAGATACTGGTCTGCGACGTAGACGAAGCGTTACGGCCGATGTACCCCCACGGCTGGTTCCACCGTGGTTTCCACGTCGTCGTCGCCCCGTAGTACATGAGCTCGGAGCCGGTGTCGGTTTCGTAGATCACCTGACCTTGGAACGGCGAACCCGGCCGGGTTGCTGCGGTGCAGATGTACGGGCCGCGCAGGTGAAGGTACTCGTCGTTGTCGTTGATCTGGTCGCCCCACGTCGCCGGCGGAGCGGTGCCCGTCGTCGGATTGTGAAGCGTGCTGAGCGTTACGTAGGCCACTAGTTCCCTCTCATCGCCAGAAGCCGTTCCCGAAGGACTGCGCGCTGGTTCCGCCGAACGTGAAGTAGTCGTCGATGTACGGGTCGACGGGTGAGCCGTTGAACTCGACCGTCCACGTCGAGGGCGTGATCGTGTCGTGGATGCGTTCGAGGTGCTGGTCCATGACGATCTGCGACCCGACGTTGATCGGTGTGCATTCGAGCGTCACACGGTGCCCGATCTCGAGCCCGAAGATGTCCGCCCAATCAGCGCCGTCGAGTTCCGGTTGCAGCGACCAACCCTCAGCACGGACGAGCGGGTCCTTGTAGCGGAACACGAGGTACTCGGCGAGCTGGCGGGCGTTGCGGTCGTGCTGCAACACCAACCCCGAAAGCGATTTCTCGGACGGGCCGTACGTCGTCCTCGACGCGGTCGCTACCGCTGTCTGTGGTTCGCCGCCGTCGCGCGTCGCGGTGGCGGTGTTGATGATCCAGCGGTCGTCGAGGACGAAGTTCAGCCCGGCGTGCAGGCCGTCGCCTGCGCCGTCATCGGAGAACGTGAACTGGCTGGTCGTCTCCGTTGCTTCGGTGAAGTACCGGCCGCGTTCGTGGAACGTCAACGTCCCGTCAGCGGCGATGAACAACCGCCCCTGCTCGGACTCTGCGACCGAGCGCATGTAGTCCCATGCGTTGCGGCCTTCGATCTGCGCCGGGCCGACACTGAACTCGCCGTTGTCGATCGACCGCAACCCGGCAGGCCACCCGACCAGATCCAACACACGGGTGATCCGGTCACCGGTCGAGTCCCCATCCCAAGGTGCCGTCCCTGCGATGTAGTGCTCAGAGATTTGGGCATCGGTCAGGACGACGTCCCACAGTGAAACCTCGTCCTGGCGGCCGACCCATTCGGGGTCGGTTGACCCGCCGCCGATGTATGGGTTCGGGAAGTCCTGCGCCACGACGCCACCGAACGCTCTCGCGCGCACCGGAGCGTATGCGCCATCAACAATCAGGCTTGGGTTCACCCCGGCGTCGATCGTCAGGACCACATGGTGCGGAGCGCCATCGTTGATGTTCGCCGACCAGGACGTCGAGGTGTTGCCGGTTCCGACGGTGTTGAGGATCACGAACTGGTCGGTAGCCGAGTCACCGCCAAGAGCCAGGTAGAACTCTTCGCCGCCGGCGTTCTGATATTGCACATACAGGAACTTGCGGGAGCCGAACGGCTCGAGCGGCTTGTTCGTGTCAGTTTGCAGCCACATCTCGACCGACACCGGGAACGTGTCAACCCGGGCAGTGACCGGCAGGACCACCACGCCCCGGTCGTTCGCAATGGACCCCATCGAACCGTCAGCGGAGAACGGCAACACCGACGGGGACCCACGCTTGAGCACACCGGCATACGTGCCGTCGAGCGCGTTGCCTGACGAGTCCACCGCCACGTTCCCGGTGGTCGCGCCGAGCCGCCAATACCCGACCGGGCCGTCGGCGATGATCGACGTCGCATACTCCGAGGTAGGGATCGGGGTGGCGGTGAGGATCTTCGATGCGTCGGTGGCGGTGATGCGGACGGTTGCCATCCCGCGGGCGTTCTGCAACGGCCACCCGTCAACGAACCCGTAGAACCGGACATAGTCCGTGACACCGACCGTGGCGACGACCCGCATCGGCACCCGAGGCAACAAGTCCCCGTAGTACGGGCCTGCGGCGTTCGACGGGTCCAAGATCCGGTTCGAGTCCTTGAACACCACCGAACACTTCCCGGCAGGGAAATCGTCGAACTCCGAGCTCCGGCCGCGTTCGATCTCGATCGACTCGACCGTCAACCCGTCATCATCAGCAGCGGTCCACGAAGGGGTCGCGAACGGCGCGTAGCCGAACGCGAACTCGACGACAACCGTCGGCGTGTACGCGCTCACACGGTGATCCCGTCAGCCTTGGCGCGCTTGAGGATCGACACGAGTTCGCGTTCGGTGCCGATCATCGAACCCTGCACAATGATCGTGATCCCACCAGCGGAGCCGCCGCGCGACACACGCTCGCCGTCTTGGAGCCACGCCATGCCCGACGTGCCAGGACCGTTCGGGGAACGGAACGTGCCACCCGAATGCAACGTCGGGATGTCCGGCACGCCGAGCGTGAACCCGTCGTAGCCGACCGGGCCGATAGAGAACCCGGGGATCTTGAACTCGATCCGGTTCCAGCCGCGGATGATGGTGTTCATCGCCGCCTTGAACGCGTCGGTGATCCCGTCCCACATCCCGCGCGCCGCCTCACGGATGTTCTCGGGTATGCCACGGATGAACGCGACGATCTCCTCGAACTTCGTTTTGACTCCGATGACGATCTCGCCGATCTTCTCGAGCGCCGGGCCGAGGTGTTCAGAAAACCAGCCGATGACCTTGAAGATCGCCGGGATCAGATCGCCAAGGATGAACGTGACTAGCTTCCCGACCGCCGGCAGGACGTACTTCAAGATCCACTCGCCGACCTGCGCCAGAACAGGCAATATCTTGTCGCGCAACGTCGGAAGGATGTTCTCCTCAAACGACGCCCACAGCTTCATGATCGCCGGGAGCAGGTTCTCTTCGACCCACCCCGCCAGGTCCTTCAACGCCGGTACGACCTGCTCACGGATGAACCCTGCGATCGCCTGCAAGATCGGGGGGATGTGTTCACCGGCCCACGCCGAGAACCGCTCGAGCGCCGGTAGCACGTTGGCCGTGACGAACTCGGCGAACTGCGCGAGAACCGGGAGAACCTTCGCGCCGATCGACTCTTTGAACTCGGCGAACTGGGCCGAAGCGATCTTCATCTTCCCGGCGGTCGTCTCCGCTGCCAGCGCTGTCTGTCCGCCGAACGTCTTGTTCAAAGCAGCGAACGCTTCCTCGGCTGTGCCGCCCTCTTTGATGAGGTTCGCCATCTGCGGGTCGAGCGCCCGCAGGCCCTTCATGTTCCCGGCGTACGCCTTCGACAACGCCTCGGTGACCGACGTCAGGTCCTTACCGGTGCCCGCCGAAACGTCCATGGCGATCGCCATGAGTTCTTGTGACTTCTCGATCGACCCGGTGCCACGGGCGAGGACATCGAACGCCGGGCGGAGGTCGTCGTCCATGACGCCGGTCGCCTTGGTGATCGACGAGATGTAGTCCTCGACCGCTGCGATCTGGTCCTCAGTGCCCAACGTGACGTTCTTGAGGGTCTTTGCCAGCGAAGCAGACGCGGCTTCGTCCTCCGCTGCACCTTTGGCGAGATCAAGCAGCGCCTTGCCGCCGACGAGTCCGAGACCGCCGAGCGCAGCGGCGCCGATCGCTGCGGTCTTGCCGATCTTCGAACCCCACCCTTCGAGCTTCGAACTGGACTCGTCAAGCGCGCCCGACAAACCCTTCGAATCGCCGAGGATCTCGACGACAAGCTTCCGGGTGCCTGCCATCGTCACCTACTTCCGGTTCAGTTCATGGAGCGCGTTGAGGTACTCGTCGAGCAGGAACGGGGGCATGTTCGGCGGGTCATCCCACCGGATACCGAAATGGAAGGACAGCGCTGGCATCGACGGTGCGAGCCAGCGCATCAGGCTTCCGGGGAGTCGTCCTCTTTGCCGTCTGGGTCCACGAAGTCGAGTTCGGTGTCGTAGCCGATCTCGTCGGCTATCTCGTCGTACGAGACTTTCGGGTCGCCGTTCAACCTGCGCGACAACCACACCAACGCGGCGACGAGGTCGATGTCGGGCGACTTGCGAAGGTTGTCGACGAGCTCGCGTGGCGACATGCCACACGCCCGACGGCACTCGCCGGCGAGCCGAGCCGAGATCGCGTCGAACGCCAGCGGGTAACGCACCCCGCCGACGACCACGACGATCTCCTTCGCCCCTCCTTCACCCGCAGGTTTCGTGCCTGGTCTTGCTGCCTTCGCCATGCTTGTGACCCCTCAGTCTGGGAATGCTTTGCTTGTGATCTTCTCGATCGCGTCGCCGTACATCTCGACGATCTTCTCGGTCTCCGCACGGATGCTCGGGTACAGGAAGTACCCGGCGCCGGTGTCGTTGCCGCTCCACGCTTTGAACTGGTTGTAACCACGGAAGGTGCGGCCGGCAACGGAGCGGCGGACGATGTCCTGCCCGGCGCCGAACTCTGCACCCGCAGCGAACGGCGCCTGCGCGCCACCGAAACTCACCTCGGCCGCGCGCTGCGCCCGGCGGGCTTTCAACGTCGAAGCCGCCCGCTGCTCCATCCGAGTCGACGCACGCGCTCGAGCGACCCGGACAACGAGTTCGGCGACGTCAGCGTTCGCTTCCTTCAACTCGTCGATCAACCCGGCGTCGTCGAGCTTCCGCAGTTCCTTACGGAACCCGTCGAGTCCATCAACCCGGATCGAATCGCCGGACTTCAGGCTCCGAGCCACTACGAGGCCGTGTACACCGCGGAGAACGCCGTCGAATCAGCGCCACCACCCGCAGTCGCGAGAGCGGTGAACGGGACCGCCTGCTCCACGACCCCGGTGCCGCCGACGTTCGGTGTCTCACCGTCGATGCGGGCGTTCATCGTGATCACCAACTGCTGCGTGCCGGACACGAACGTAGCGACGATCGCCGCCTCGGTGTGGAGCTTGTACAGGTTGTACAGGGTGAGGTCGGTGAACTCGGCTTGGATCGAACCAGTGATCGACATCAGCGACGTCTGGAGTTGTTCCTTCGAGAACAACGACCCCAGGAACCGGCGTTCCTCGAGCCCGTTGTCGCCGGTGATGGTCAACTGCTTCGCCGAGACCGCGGTACCTGCAACGGTGACTGTCGCGCCGGAGAACTTGAACGCCTTCAACCCTGCCGTGTACGACGCCGAAGCCAACGCGATGCCGGTCGTCTCGTCGGCCACGGAGCCCATGAACGTGATGCCGAGCTGCGCGATCTCCCCAGCAGCGCACGCGATCTCCCACGAAGCGACCTTGCACCCCGGATAGGTGAAAGGTCGGACGGTTCCATCGACGCCCGGTCGGCCGATCTGCACCGTCAGGCTGTTCCCTGCGAGGTCTCCGGGCGTGTACGTCCACGGACCCGAACCGGTCTCGGTGCCCCACATTGCCTTGAACAGTGGCCGTGGGCCGAGCGTCGGGAGCTCGAGTTGAACGTCGCCCTCGACGGTGACCATGCCGGAGTTCTGCTGCTCCGACACCATCACCTGACGGCCGGCGCGAATGCCCGCCGATTCGGTGAACGCCTCGGTTCGTTGGATCGACTCCGAGACGAGCGGCAGGAACGTCGTCACGGTGACGGCGGTGCCGACCGTGGTCTCGGCCGCGCACCCGAACTGGGCTGCGATTCCTGAACGTGCGGCCATTGAGGCTCCTTGGGGTAACGCGAAACGACCGCCCTTTCGAGGCGGTCGCTGTTTGGGGGGAATACCGTTAGGGCCATGAGACGAGCCCTGTTGCTTCTGGTTGTGTTGGCTGCGTGTTCCGAGAAGGAACCGACACGGCCACAGATGGCGCCTGCTACCGCCGAGCAGATCGATGGGCATCCGACGTTGTGGCGGACATCGGACGGGACGATCTACGGGCCATGCACTGATGTGCGCCCGTACATTGCGACGATCACCCCGGAACCCGGGTTTGCGTGTAGCTAACCCTCGACCTCAGGTTCAGGGTCTTCGTGCTTCTGGCGGGGCGGGCGGGCGAACGTGGGCTGTTCGAGCAGTGACCGTGCGAGGTCGCCGTCCACGTCGACCACTTCGCCGTTCGGGAACACGATCCCGTCGCCGACCACGACCGCGGCTTCGTCACCGACGTACATGATCTTCATGTGTTCACCACTCTCGTGTGAGCCGCTATGCGGACCGTGCAATACCCTTCGGCGCCGTTGTCCGTGAACCACGCATACGGGCCGTCGACCGAATCCAAAAGGACGTCGAAGACGTAGAACTCTTCAGACAGCACGTCGAGCGCTGCGTTGAGGGACACGGCCCGGTTGAGTGCGTCGCCCATCGCTGCGACTTCGTCTTCGATGTGTGCGAGGTCGGCCCGGTCGGGTTCGAGTGCGTAACACATGAACTCGATCGTGAACCGGTCCTCGTGTGGCATCTCGGCGCGCGCCATGGTCGTGTACTCGGCGGTCCCGGTGAGTTCCCCGGCGAAGATGTGCCGGTCCTTCAAATCGCGGCCGGGGTCGTTCGGGGAGACGGTGACTTTCGAGTCGGTGTACTGGTCGGCTTGTTCGCAGATCGCCCGCTTCACCGCGAGGCGGGTCGCTACCGGGTCGGTTGCCATTAGCCGATCCCGGCACGTTCGAACCGGTACCGCTGGACGAGCAGGTCGACGTCGGGGTCTGCGGTGTACCAGCCGTTCCGGCCCGGTTGCGCCAGCGAGTACGAGCCGCCGTTGTCGATCGAGAACGACGTCGCCCGCTCAGGGATGCCGGTAGAGGCACGGCCGAGCAGCCAGCGTGTGCGGCGCAGGATCGCCGGCATGAGATCCGGGGGGGGTTGGTTCCACCCGTATTCGTATTCGACGACCAGTTCGGCGCACGGCCAATCGACACCGTCGACGCGCGTCACGACCCCCGACTCGGAGTAGTGCAACTCTGCGAGGTCCGACACCGAGAACGCCTCCGACGACGTGGCCGTGTAGTACGCGGTCACGGATCGGATGCTGCGGATGTCGGGGTTCGGGAGGATCAGATGGCAACGGCCGTGCGACTTGACCCGGACCCGGCGGTACCGGGGGACGAACGCCCGGTTGCACATCTGCTCCGACTCGAGTTCCCATTCGACCTGGGTGCGTTTCGCCAACAGTTGCGCCGACGTGTACTCGGAGAACTTGGGGTCTTCGCCGATCGCGTAGTTCCGTGAGAAGTAGAACCCGCCGACGACCTCGTAGTACGTCGTCCACGTCGTCGCGTCAGCGTCGGTCCACACCGCGGTCAACCAGTCGAGTTGCGTGTTGTTCGCCGCCGACAACGTGTACGACAGTTCGTTCGTGGTGGAGGTCTCGGTGGTCGCTGCACCGGTGGCGATCACTTCGCCGTCGGCACGGGTGACCGTCACGGTTGTCGCGCCGGGGTTCGCCGGTTCGCCGTCGGAGCCGCGCTTGTACGACGTCAACGGGGCAGCCGTGCCGACAAGGATTCGGGGTGCGTTGGGGAGTTGTTCGAGCGTCATGCCTGCCAGCTCCCGTTGCCCCACGCACCGAACCGGTACGACGTCGTCACTTGCTTCGTGTCAACGAACCGTGCTCCCTTGTCCAAGAGCCGCCGCCAGTTCGCCAAGTCGTTCCACTGTGTGCCCCACCCGTCGGGCCGGCACCACTCACCGAACACCGACTTGCGTACGACGACCATCGACGGAGACCCGATCCAGTTCGTCCACATCAGGTCGTGGAAGTTGTCGTGCCACGGCTCGATGTTGGTACGGCCGACGAGCTCGAACCGGGACACCACCACGTCGGCGTCGTCGAAGTGTTTCTCGCACACCGCGAGATGGTCGGGCCACCACAGGTCGTCGTCGTGGAGGAACGCCAGCCACTCACACGAGGTGGAGCGGATCAGCCGGTTCATGTTGTCGACCTCGCCGAGACGGGAGAAGTCGGCGCCGATCACCAGATCGTCGGGTGGGCGGGTCTGGTCCCACACCGACTGGATCGCTTCGAACAGCAACGGTTGCCGTTCCTTGGTCGGGAGGCTCGACACCACAGCCGCTACAGACGGCATGGTTGCGTCTCCCTCGTGCTGTACTGCAACCACCACGCCTCAAGATCCTGATCGCTTAGGGCAGCCAACTGGCGCCAATGCGACCCGAACGACGCAGGCATGGTGGTGTGGTTGTACGCCTCGACCCCGTTACGGACCTTGCGGCGGACCTGCTCGAGCGACCGGTATTGGAAGTGGCACACCTCGAGAACGTCATGGAGGATGCGGTGCCCTGCGCCGGTGACGCCGTGGTTGCCCATCTCGATCACCGCTCCGGGCTTCCACCGGAACGCCACTTTCGGGAACGGCTCCGGGCCGATGTGGCCGGCGCCGATGTGGACATGCGGCCGAGCGTGCGCCTGGTCGAAGTCCGGGTACTTGTCAAGCTCGTCGACGCCGTGCCAATGCTCGTCGGCGTCAAACGGGATCACCCATTCGCCTTCGGTAGCGAAGATCGAAGCGAGTCGGGTCATTTTCGCTGACTGGTTGTACGCCGGGTCATGGTCTTGGATGAGCGTCACCGGTAGCCCGGCGAGCCGGTCACGTGTCCCGTCCACCGAACGGTTGTCGGACACGACGACCCGCGCGCCTTGCAGCAGCAGGATCTCGACCGTTTCCCGGATCACGTCCGCCTCGTCGCGGACCATCGAGACGGCGATCATGCCCGCACCAGGAACCGGAGATCGGCCCACGTCCACACTTCGTCGAACCCTTCGTCGGCGGCGCGGTCACCTGCACGTTTGATACCGGGGATGAACTGGTCGTGGAACACGAGGTACCCGCCTGGCATGACGTGCGGCGCCCACAGTTCGTAGTCGGCCATGACGCCCTGCCCGTCGTGTGCGCCGTCGATGAACAAGAACCCGATCGGGGTGTTCCAGTGCTGGCCGACGATGTGTGACGACCCGGCGATCGGGATCACGTGCCCCTCGAGGCCTGCGGCTCGGATGGTGCGCCGGAAGTGCGGGAGCGTGTCGAACACCCCGTCCAACCCGACCATGTCGGGGTCGTGGCAGTTCTGGCCTGGGGCCATCTCCGGCGAGCCGCGATGCCAGTCCACCGAGAACAACACCGTGTCGACGTCGCGCGCTGCCGCTCCGATGTAGCAGGCCGACTTGCCGCAGTAGCCGCCGATCTCCACGAACGGCCCATCGCACTGTCCCGCCCGGGCGTAGAGATGTTCGCCTTCGCCGGGGTTCAACCATCCCTTCGCAGCTTCGCCTACTTCGAACATGGGACCCGCTCGCCTGGGGCGACGTCGCGCGACACGTTCGCCCCCATACAGACAAAGGCACCGGCCCCGATCTTGATGCCGCCGTGTGCGATCTTCGCGCCGGCGCCGATGAACGCACCTTCGCCGACTTCGACTTCGCCGCACAGGATCGCCCCCGTCGCGATCGTGGAGAACGCCCCGATGCGGCAACCGTGGCTGACGATCGCACCGGACAGGATGTGCACGTGATCGGCGAACTCGACGTCGATCCCGATGACAGCAGACGGTGCGACGTACACGCCACGGACTTTGCGGCCGACCTTCTCGACGAGCCCACGCCGGATGTCGGGCCACAACGGTCCCGCTATCCACTGCGAGTACAGGTCGGCGCCGATGTGGCAGGGCTCGTATCCCGGGAGATGGTCGTCGTACAACCAGCGGATGTTCAGGTCTGCTGCGATCTGGCGTCCGTGCGGCCCTGCCCCCAGGACCGCTTTCATAGCCGCCACCCCTCACCGCGAACACTTCCTACGTGTTCGACCCGGGGCGGGTCCTGGCGGTGCCCGTAGAAGGCGAACCGGTAACCGGCCATCAGGCACCGTTGTGTCATTCCTGCTTCGTTCGAATCAGGCCACCCGAGTTGCAGGATCTTCTTCGGGATCAGCGTCGGGTTCAGCGAGAAGATCCGTTCGTGTTCCACCCACAACAGTTCGCCGTCGGAGTGCTGGGTGTAGTCCCCGGGGTGGCGTTCGATGATCCCGCCGGCGGCGCGTTCCTCGATCGACCAAGGCTGCCGCTTCAAGACGACCTGTGCGAGGTGCGGTTGCGTCTCGAGTATCCGTTGCATGCCCTTGAGTGGGAGGCGGTGGAACCGGAAGTCCTCTTCGATGTGGAGCAGGTAGTCGAAGTCGTTGTCGAGCGCCCACGACCACGCCTCACGCACCGCACCCGCCATACCGAGACGGTGGGCTCGGTCGTCGACCGTGTACGTCGGCACGCCGGACGCTGCGTTCATTTCCTGGAACGACGCCACACAATCCGCCAGGTACAGGTCAGCCCGGTCCGAGATGAACACGGCGCCGATCATCGGTTCGCCCTCAACCGACGCTCCCACAGTTTCCGGTCGGAGTCCGTGGAACGCTTCCCACGCTCATACGTCGCGTCGTTCGGAGCCTTACCCCACAGTGGGTGGAGGTGTTCGACGACGGCTCCGAGCGCGAAACCGAACTGGCCGCGCTGCTTCGCTACCGTCGTCCACTCGTTGTCGACGTACCAGTGCCCGTAGCCCTCATGGCACATGGTCCCTGGGCCGTCCCACGAGCCGCCCTGCTCCATGATGTAGGAGCGGCGCACCAACGGGTGCGTAGCGTGCTCACCGGCCCGCACGGCGGCGTTTCCGAGGTCGTCCGTACCGACCACCGACACGCCTTCGGTTTTCATGACGTTCAGTGCTTGGTCGTACCAGCCGGGATGGAAGTGGACGTCGTCACCGACGAAGATCAGATTCGGCTCGTCGGTGCGCAAGACGCCGTCGTTGGACTTCTGAGCGAACGTGAACCCACGCTCCGAGATCAGGACCTGCGCGCCGGCTTCTTTCCACGCGATCTGCGTGTCGTGATCCGGCGCATCACACACCGCGTACACGGTCGCGAGGCCGGTCGTCGCTCGAAGCGAACGCATGAACCGTGCCGCAGCTTCCGGGCGTTCCATGACGGGGACGATCACCGCTACCGGTTCGTCCGCCGGCGGCGCCAGATACGCCTGCCAGTAGTCCTCTTCCGACAACCACAGGTGCTTCAAGTGGCTGGTCTTCGCTGCGGTGTACACGTGCACCGGGACGTCGGCCTTGATGCAGAACGACAGATCCTCGGACACGAGAGCCCCGGTTGAGTCGTTCGTGACCCGGTCATACCACCGTGGCCCGTGCTCGGCTTTGACCTTCTCGAACACGGAGCGGTGGATCACCACGCACGCCGAGCCGGTCCCGTCGCACGGAACCAATGCGTTCACCGGGTACGTCTTGCGTGACTGCAAGAACCGCTGCCCGAACCCTTCGAACCAGTCGAAGATCGTCGGCTGCGGATAGCACCGGAACCCGCCCATACCGTCCTGTGCGGTGTGCGACTGCATGAAGCACAACCCGCCGACGATCGGACGCTCGTCCTTGTCGGCCACAGACAGGAGCCGGTCGAGGACATCGAACCGGAACCCCATGTCGGTGTCGAGCCAGAACAACCACTCGGCGTCCGACTTCAAGAACCGCTTCACGACCTCGTTCCGGGCCGTCACCAAACCATCGGTGCCGTACCGCTGACCGAGGATCGGGCTCCGTCCGATGTGCGACCGGTTGAACGCAGGGTTCGGGTCGTACTTCTGGCGGTCCCACTCGAGCAACTCGAACAACGACTGATGGAACGACGCTGCGAGCTCGTCGTCGAACACGTACCCGATCGCGACACTCACTTCGCGTCGCCCTTCGGTGCCGGTTTCGAGATCAGGAACTCACGGAACGAACGCCGACGGCGTGCCGCTGGCGGTTCCTGCTCGGGCGCGGCTGACTCACTGGTTTCGTCTTGCATGGTTGCCCCCACGGGTGTGGTCGGGTGTTGCCCCTGCCGCCGCCACACCCGACGGGACGGCGGCAGGGAACAACTCACACGTTGTTGACGAGGCAGAACGCCTGGGGATCGAGGATCCCGAACGCTGCTTCCATCTCGGCGAGGATCACGAACACGTTCCGGACGAAGAAGTCCGAGTGGGCGTCGGTGACGTACAGGTTCACGCCGGACCGTTCCCACAGGATCGCCTGGCGGAAGTCGCCGACGATGGCCTGGTTCTCGGTCGCTGCCGGGGACACGACGACACGGAGGCCCCACAGCATGTTGAGCTGATCGGCCGACATGCGCGGGTCACCGACGAGGTACCGGTTCTCCGAGTCCTTCTTCAGGAGGAACGTGGTCGAGTACCAGTCGTTCGGGTGGACGACGAGCGCGGTCGGTTCGCGGTAGCCGGTCCAACGGACCTTCGCCATCGCGAGGAGGACGGCGTCGATGGCGGAGCCGCCGCCGCCGGTGGTGGCGTCCTGGGTCTGGACGCCGGAGGCGCCGATGATGCCCTGGAAGTTCTCGCCCGAGCCGGACCCGGCGACCATCTGGTCTTCGAGTTCTTCCTCGAGGCCGTAGCGGAGGAAGTTGTCGACGAGGGTGCGGACCTGGCCGGCGTCGTTCATCGCGCGGCGGGTGATCGGGATCCAGTGCGCCAACGTCTTCACGGTGGTCGACACGACCTCGAGCGCCATGCCGGACTCGGCCTTGATCGCCGACGACGTGACGTTCGTGGTCTCAGCGGCCGGGGCGGCCGAGTTGGTCTTGCCGGTGACACGGACGTACTCGATGGTGTCCGACGTGGTCGAACCCTTCGTGACGAGGTCGTACACACGCAGGGGGCGTTCGCCGACGAGGTCGGTGATCGGGAGGTACAGGTCGTTGCGGACCGCTGCACCGGCCGACGTCGCGGAGGCGCCGGTGATCAGCGCCTTCATCGACGGGATGTTGAATGGGTCCGAGCGGAACTGGACGCCGGCGGGGATCTCACCGGTGGAGCTGCGCGGCGCAGCGTTCTTGAACTGGGCGGACTCGGCGAAAATCTCGCCGAGGGTCTTGCCCTGCGGGTTCGCGATGCGACCGTCGGGGGTGCGCTCGACGTCGGCTGCGGACTTGAGGACGGACGGGCCGGCCTCGCTGATGTCCTTCAGGAACGACGACGTGTCGGTCAGCGCAGAGCGAGCTTCGTTCGCGGCCTTGAGGTCGGCGACCATCTGCTTGAGTGCGACGGCGCGCTGTGCGAGTTGCGCGGAGTCTTCGGCGGACGGGCCGCCGTCTTTGGCGTCGAGGCCGTCGGCGAACGCCTGGAGCGCAGCCTTCTCGTGCTCGATGCGGTCACGGAGTTGGGTAGACATTTGGCCCTCCTGGGGCGCGACAACCAGCCCTCGAGGGGCTCGGTCGGTGGGGATGTGGGGGGGGGTTGGTGCTCTACGTGAGAGCGAGTTCGGCCATTGCGAGCGCGTGCGCTGCGAGGCCCCTTGCCACGTCCACTTCGGCCGGAGCTGCGGCGGCGGGTGCGGCGGCGGGCTCGGGGTCTGTGTCTGCGGACTTAGCCGTTCCTTGCGGAGCGGACTTCTCGGCGCAACCTGGGCAAATTGCGCCAAGTTGCACGACGTGATCGAAGATCGACTGGATGCGTTCGGCGTCCTTCGATGAGTGACGCGCGCCGGCCTTCTCATGCGACTTCGCAGCGGTGATCGCTGCCTGGCGGTTGCTGGGGACCGGGGTGATCGCCGCGTTCAACAGCTCACCCTTGCGGAGGTGCGGGAGGCCGTCCTTCTCGTCGACCTCGTACACAGCGTTCATGTACATCACCGACATGAACCCGACGTGGCCTTCGGTGACGAGTGCACGCGTCTCCTGCCCGAGCGGGGTCGAGGCGAACGTGCCCTTGATCTTCAAGATCCCGTCTTCGTAATACGGGACACCGGACCCGACGGTCTTCTCCGTGCCGACACCGTGGTCGACGTCGATCGGGATGCGCTTCGGGAGCGGTTCGAACGCGTGCGCGTCGAGCACTTCGCCGTCACGGTCCACGGTCGGCATCGACAGGATTGCTTCGAACGAACCTGGCCCGTCGCCTTTGGTGGCCTTGATCTCACCGATCAATGTCTTGGTGTGCATCACGCCTCCGTGAGCGCCCGCAGGCGGGCTTTGAACTGGTCGAGCGTTTCGCCCTTGGATCGTGCGTCGTCAAGTTCCGCCAAAATGGCTGCGCCGTGCGCGGCGATGGCGGTGGGGTCGATGTCGTTGAGGGTCTTGGCGCGCGACAGGCGACCCATCAACGACCGGAGGTCGATCGTCTTCGGGGCTTCGAGTGCGAGCGGAGCCGCCCGTTCCGGGGCCGGTTCGGGTTGCTGTCCGATCATCCCGACCGGGACCAGCGCGGCGTTGATCAGGAGCTTGTCGGAACCTTCGACGAACGGACGGTTCTCCGCGCGTCGCGCCTCGTCCGGGGTGACCTGGCCGGTGTTGATCGCGGTCGCCCACGCGTTCACCCGGACCTCGAAGTCGCCGCGCAACACCTCGTCCATCAGGAATTCGGCGTACACGTTGTCGGGGAAGTCGGGTTCGGTGTTGGCGCCCATGCGGCCGTCGCGTAGCTCGTGCTCGAGCGTCGACTCGATCGCACCGATGCGAGGCGCCATCGTGTCCCGATACATCGACCGCAACTGCTCGGTGATATTGCTGAAAGTTGCCCGGTCGAGGATGTGCAGGACAGGCGGCGGGATGTCGTACACCCCGCACACCTCTTCCCGGTTCAGTTTCCGGGCTTCGATGTACTGCAACTCTTCGACGTTCAACGGCAACACGGTCGCCGTCAGGCCCTCTTCGAGAACCGCTGCTTTCGCCCAGTTGTCGACCCCACCGTGGATGTCAGCCCACGACGCTGCGATACGTTCCGCCGCCGGGTCCGACAAGGTGCGGGGGTGGGACAGGACCACCGACGGGCGTCCCCCGTTGCGCCACATCGCACTGTTCGCGCGACGTGCGCCTTCCTCGTTCTCCAATGTGGACCGCAACGGTTCGAGCGGTGACAGGCCACGGACACTGTTCGGGGAGTAGTACCGGAAGTGGATGAAGTCGCGGCGGTCGATCTTGAACCGGCGTTTCCCGTCATCCACCGACCATTGCTGGTCGGAGGTGTCGTAGTGCATCCACGTCGGGTGCAGCGGGACGAGCTCCACCGGACGACCGCCGGCGTCACGGACCTTCCCGAGAAACGACTCGCCGAAGATGTCTTCTGTGGACGACACCCACCGCCACAACGTGACCGGGTCGATCCGCTTGTTCGGCCGGCGCAACAGTTGCCCGTACGGCGTGTCACGCGCGTCGTCGCGACCGGTAGCGGTCCGCTGATACGTCTTCAACGGCAACCGGCCGGTGGCCGACGCGAGCTTCTTCACCGCAGCGTTGATCCACGGCTGCCGCTCATACAACGCCGCATACGACGTCCACCCGCCGAGGATCTCCGCCACCGCACCCGTGATCTGATCTGTGCGGCCACGCCACGTCAGAATGTCGGGGCGTTTGGTCACGACGAGAGAGCCGCCAGAAACAAGCATCGGCCCTCCGATCAGGGGAATTGCACAGTGGTTACCCTCGCCCAAGGCAGGACGAGTTCCCCATCAGCGGGAGTGAACTGAGTATCCGCTCGAGGATCGAGCACCCCCGCAGACCGCAACACCAACGCTTCGCGGTCCTTGTCGAACAACAACCCCGAGAACGCCTCGCCCGTGTCGAGCGAGACGATCACTTTCTTGAACTTGCGTTGCCGCAGAATCCGTCTCACCCCAACACCCGCATCCCTGCCGTCTCGTACTTCGACGGGCCGTCGCCGTTCTGCGCGGCGTACGCAGCGCACGTCACCGCGACCAGCGCGCACACGTCCCCGGCGCGCCGGTCCCAGATCCACGCATCGCCCGACACACGCTTCGTCGCCGACGCGACCGCAGCATCCAGGACCGAGTTCCGCTTCACCGCGATCTTCGCTTCGACGACCGCGTCGTAGAACTCGCCGCACGCAGCGACCATCGACTTCAACGGCAACGGGACCACTTCGACCCCGGCACGTTCCAGATCGGGGATCAATGACGCCGCAGCACCCGTAGCAGGGACCACCACAGGAGCGTTGTGGGCCTTCGCTACCCGTATCGCCTCATCGACCACCCACCCGACACCCGGGCGGGCGTCCACGAGCCCGCAAACCCGGCCAGAAGCAACCGCTAGCGCAGCCGACGTCCGCTCCGGGTTCACGTCAACTGCGAACACGACCGCACCGTCAGGCTGCGGGATGTCCGAGCACACGAGTTCCCACACCCCGGCGGGGAACACCGACGCATCGGACCCCGGTTCGGGTTCCCACACGCACAGGATCTCGCGGGGGAACAGATCCTTGAGTTCGTCTTGGAGCGCTTCGACCGCTTCCTCGGTCACCCACCGGCCGAGACCGGGGATGCACCGATACCACACCTCGCGGTCAGACGGATCGGGAGTCGTCGCCACGATCCTGCCGTCAACCACAGCGATCTGCTCGCCGGTCATCTCCGTGTACGCCAACCGGCCACCGTCGCCGAGGATCGCCTGCCGTCGGATCGACCACGCCACATGCGACGAAGCCAACCCACCCGAGCCCGCATACCACGTCTGGCTGTTCGGGTTCGCCATCTTCGCCGGACCCGACGCAGCGACATGCTCGCGCGCCAGGTGCTGCGCCTCGTCATAGACCACGAGGTCCGCTTTCGCGAAGCCACGACCCGACCCGCCCGTCCGAGCCCGGTACTTCAACCGCTGCCCCGACAAGAGCTCGATGCCCTGCTCGCCGTTCGCGTACCTGATCCGGGCGACCTTCTTGCGGAGGTCGTCCCAGTTCTCGAACACCGCCACCAGTCGCAGGAACGACTCGTTCGCCGTCGGGAACTCGTGCGCCGTGTGGATGATCAACTGCTCACCGAACAGCAACAGGCCGGCGAGCTCACGAGCGGCGATCTTGTCGTTTTTGCCGGTGCCCTGACGGGGACCGAAGTCCGCTATCCGGGTCGCCGCCCACGAACCATCGGCCCGTTCACCGAGCCCGTTCCGGAGCGTGATCTTCTGCGACTCCGACAAAGGGAACCCGTCACACACCCCATACGCGTCAGCCAGTTCGATTGCGTCCTCCGCCGCGGCGAGGCTGACCACGCCGGGAGGCTGATGCAATACCGTCGGGACCTGCGCCCCGAGCCTTGCGCTTAGCAGCGAGCTGGTCGGCAACAGACACCTCCCCCACGTCTTCCCCCAACGCGGCGAGGTCCTTCACGACCGCTCGCAACTGGCCGGCGATCTGCGCCTTCACTGCGACGTCCGCCGAGTCCAGCGCCTCGAACAGATCCGCCCGGAGAGCCTCGAGGTCGGCGCGCTGCCGGTCATTCACGAGCGGACGCTCAGAAACCGTGTTCTTTGCAAACAATCGCAGGTCAGCGCCACGTCAGCCCCCGGGTTCGAG